CACCTGCCCGTTCAATTCCTTGGCTGCGATTACGTCAGCGAGTCGCGAGCGGAACGACCATTCCTGAATCTCAAAATTAATGAACAGCACCTTGGCCTTGGTACACTTCTGGCCCCACCAAGGAGTGCCTGAGTGTAGCGAAAGCGCGAGGTCAATCAGGCTCCAGCTCTTGAACGCCTTACTCCCTCCACCCAGGAGCAGCTTACCCCCCTGGTGCAATATCCCCTCGATAAGCACATCAGGCTCTTTGATGTTATCGGTCAGTAATTCACTATATGTTTTAATCGGTGGCCATTGATCCACCGAAGGCTTCAGCCCTAATGCTACGGCTGGCTCGATCATATTATTCCCCCTCCTTGCAGAACCAAAGCAGGCTCTGCGTTTTCTCATCCCTCATTGCTCCAGCAACCCTCACAGGTTGGCTGGGTTTAAATGTTGCGGGGTCGCACCCCATCGGAACCAAGAATGCTTTCAGTTGCTTCTCCCACTCAGGATTCGGTATGGCATCAAACCAACCATGAAGACTTCTGCCTGCCGTGTCGACAACCGCATAAAGCTTCATCTTGAATAGATCGCGCATAAGCTGGAACACCGCGCCGATCTCTGCCTTCGACAGCTCATCGCTCTCCACTACCAGGAATCTGCGCACCTCGACATTATCGTTCGACCTGCTTATCGTTCCCTCCTTGAATGCCGATCCAGTAATGAACTGACCTACTGGCTCATCCAGCGTCAACCATTCTGAAGCAGCGCGAAAGTTTTGCGGATGATTGCCACTATCCTTGACCGCTCCGATCCACACGATGTCGTTAGGTTGGAATAGCGACAACAGCATCTTGTACTGATCTGATGGAGTGTCAGAGATTTGGTTTGGAGATTTGTCGAACATATCCGCTGGGTCCCAATTATAATGTGCCAAGTATCTTGCTCGATTTGATTGCGCAATGACCGCGATTCGCTGGATTATCTCACTCTCAGCATCCTTCTCTATCGCCTGTTTTACTGGGTTAGTTCCGCTGGTTGACATCGGTGGGACAAGCGGTCTGTACAGCGGATCGTTTAAAATTAGTTTGCGCAGCTTATAGTTCGCCTCACTCCTGAATGCTTGGCAACTTGTGTGCCAGCAGAAGATCGTTGGGACTGAGTCAACGAATACAGTTGTGTCCCTCACTCTCGTATTGCTGGTGTGCGCTGCTTCACCTGGGCAACGGCATAGGCCGTGATTCTCCGACTGCCATTCTACTTGTCCGACTACCGATTCTGCCTTTTGTTGTGGTGTGATCATTTCGGCATTGTCTCCATAAAAAATAGAAGTGCAACAACAATCTTAAAAAATATCTAGACACGAAATAGGCGGATAAGACTTTCGCCTCGTCCGCCTACTCCGTGATTATTTGGTTAGTAGTGAGTCTAGACAATTTATATATTCTTGGAATCATAATAAATGTCAAATCAAATCCCCTTTGTTTCATGTCAGCACACACACGCCTAGTCGCAGGATCTCCCTGCGCACCATGCGGAGATTGATTAATCCTTATCGTCCTCCATCGCCTTCTTCGCTTTCTCCACAATCATCTCGGCGGTTATGTTTCGTAGAGCATTGCACCAGTACTGCGTTCCCTTAGTCTTATTCGTCGCGTCCTTACACTTGCTCTGGGGCAAACCACCATGCGGACGGCAAGGTGCATGAGGGCAAACGTCAGGAGCAAATACTGGATACGATTTTCTATAATACTTGCACCGATCCATTGGATCGTATGACCCCCACAGACTGACGCACGCTGTATCTAATCCTGCTGCCATGTGATTGACGGAGCTGTCAGGGGCGACAACGAAGTCAGCATCATGCACAATTGGGAATAGTGATCGCACGCTTGATGTCGCGTTGAATAGATCGACAACTCGCGGATGATCGACATGAAAATCGATTGCTCGATCCAATCCAATAATCACAGCGTGATGTTTGGGAAACTCTTCCAGCAACGCCTGCACCGCCAGCTTACCCAACTGAGGCGGATAGGTGCGGGTCGGACCAGAGGACGAAACGTGGTAGGCAAAGTAGGGGCTGGGCAATGGCAAGCGTCCCATCTTCTTCAGCTCCTCGTAGTCAGGCTGGACAACGTATAAGTGCGGACGTTTGTACTTCACATCGACAAGCCTGACATCTCCAACCTTGCCAGAGATATCCGCAACCAATCCCTCTGCTCCAATCCAGTTGTAAATCCTATCGTAGTGACAACCTGGACCAGTTCCTAGCTCAGTATTTCCAACCTTGCCTGAGAACAGATCGTCGAGCGGAACGTGGGCTGAGTATGAATCCCATGCTTCCTCGGTAGGTGGCAGCGGATACACATTCGCACCAAGGCCAGCGAACAACGCCATGTTACGAGCAGGGCAATAGATATCGACTGTACCTCCAGAGGTATCCACTAGGTAACGCACAATTGCCGTGGCCATGATTGCGTCACCGATTGCGCCAGCTCGGTATACGGCAGTCGACCCACCCTCGGACCTCCCAGGGTAGTAAGGCTTAATCTTGTGGGGAACAGGGATTGCATCGTTGAATGGAGCGTTGGTCAACTCGTCAGGCAGGATGTAGCTACAGCGTGGCCACAACTTGTTATCGTCCACAACGTGGACCGCTGGTGAATTATTTTTCCATAGTTTCATTTGGCCTGCCTTTCTATTTTGTGCATGAAGATCGGAGTCTGCTCACCTACATAAGATCCTGCAATGTTAAAATCGTAGTGTTCCAAGGCTTCTGCATAATCCATGCCTTGCTTCATAAGAATCTCGATGATTGCGTCAATATCGTAGATCGCGCATAGATCACCACCAAATGTATTACCCACCCCCAGGATCGCATCATCGAATCCATCTGCGAATAGGATTGTCTCAGCCTAATCGCCAAAGTCTTCTAGGATCTGATCTCGTATGTTCATTCTTCCTCCAGCACTTCCTTCGCTATCAAAGCCGCTGCATCGACCATCGCAATAATTCTAATAATATCTATTGCGTGTCCATGAGAAGCGCGATCCCTCTCTACTGCAAGCTTGTCGCGTGCTGTGAGAAGGATGTCGCGCCCCCACTTGAGCCTAGCTTTAGACTCGACCTCCATCACATTCCAAACTTGGCTTTGAACTTGCGAGGCTTGCTTTTACCAGCAGCCGACAAGGCAATAGCAATCATCTGATTGCGCGACCTGGGTACTCCACCAGCACCGCGAGCCTTGCCCTTCTTCTTGTTGTCCATCGACAATTCATGCATGTTCTTTGATACGTCTTTGCCTAGCATGGTTTTAGTTTCCTTTCTGTTTATGGTTTACCGACGAAGACTACTTCCGACAGAAAAGATGCATACTGCCTTCCATCTTGTCCAACATAATATACTGCGCTTATGTCTAGAGAATCATCAATACAAACAAACCATTTGCCAGCACAAACATTGCATCCATCAATTACAATGTCTTGATTTTCGTCAACATCCATAATGTGGGACTGGTGGTTTGTTTGCATTAATACAGAATGATGGATTCTCGCATCGCCTGCAATCCTTAATATCAAAATCTAGGATGTCACCACAATTCAACATGACAGTAAATATTTTATTGTGATCCATTCCGTAGTCAGTGACAATGAATGCTAACCCCTCTCCCTTGGGTGTCATCACCCATAACTCTGGATTTAGCTGGAGCATTAAAACCTTTTAAAATCTGCAATCGGAATTTTTACGCACGGCTCGTTATCGCGGGAGTCGCCACTATCCCTAGACATGTAGAACAATGGAAGCTTGCTGTCCTCCTTGATCTCGTAATACCCCATAGCATCCGCCCACTCGATAACATAGAACGTGGGTGCGAATGCAGCGTATAACTTTAGGGATATATACTTCTGGAGCGAAAGGCATCGAGTTGGGAACCTATTTATTTCGTATCCACTTTTCCTAGCATCAACAAATGCGTACTTGTCACCCTTGAGAATCATTGCGTCAAATGGGTAGGCTTTTGGCATGTACTTTGCCTTGCCACCACAATGCTTGGCGAATTCCAATACAATTCGCTTTTCATTGGCGATGTCTTCATACGTTTCGTGTAATCCGCTGGAGCTTCTCATAATCATAATTATAATTTAGCCGTCATAACACCCGCAAGGTACTTCGTCTGGAAGGTCCTCAAATAGCTTCATTTGATTTGCATCTGACCTAATTAAATCTTCCCACTTCCAATTACGGCCAAGACCAATAACAGTTTTTAAGTGGGCATTGTTTTCCATTGCTATAGCCCTTTGCGCCAAGTCTGGATGGTTTTTTGCAAGATCAAGAACCTCATGTTTCTTCATGGCTGGACAGAAAAAGCATGATGATTTAGCTGGTTTGAATCCAGCTTGTTCCACTACCTCAACACACTTCCTTCTCCCCCACCCCCATCGCACAAGAGGATATTCATATATATACTTCTTATCCTCTGGTATCTTTCCTCGATGATGTTCGCCAGCATCATATCCAATTAACTTAAGACATTTACCACCAGACTTCCAAAAATCTTTTGCTGGTTGCCAGTTATTGCAAAACTTGTCTTGCGGTTGAATCTTATACTTTTGAGAGCATCCCTTAAACCCATAGGCCAAGCTTGGCAACATATTTTCACGCAAACAATTTGCCTCTAGGGTTTCTCTGGCGTACTTGACTGTAATTACCTCTGGCATGTTATTTTTTGCCAACCACTCTGAAAATGTTTTAACAAATTCATAAGTTTGAGGAAGCTCTCCTCCAGTATCTGCAAATAGGATAAGGTCTGGAATGACTTCGCGCCTCTGCATTTCAATCAGCATTGCTGCTGAGTTTGTTCCACCACCAAGTGAAACTATCACTGGAGTTTTAATTATAAACCTTCCTTAATAAATTCAACCAACTTGAAGACAACAAAAACTCCAGCCATAGCAATCGATACAATAATGCAGAACATAAATAGCAACCAGGCAACAACCCAGATCATGTCCCATATGGTTTCAAGAAAGTTCATATTTCTCGTCCATCATTCTTCTCAAAAGAGTCTTGTTTCCAACTCTAATTCCAGCAGCCCTACACCACCACCCAATCGTTCCGTTCTTAAAATCTCTCAGCAATCGCTTCACCTCCCCTGTGTTCCTGTACTCCCATGCATCATTGATCATCTTGTCCTTCCAATCTGGTGCAAGCTTCATACCGCACACAATCCCCCTTCTGCGTAGCATGCGAAGATCCTTGATCGCTTGGATGGCAACCTCTCCAGCAAGCTGTTGCAGCCTCTCATCATAATCACCCTTAGTTAATTGTGTTGAAATCATCGACGCTTCTTCTTACGCGTCGAAGCAACCCAATGGGCATATGTATTCCAAAGCATGGCAGCAGTCTGCGCCTCACTCTTTGTTTCAAAAATATCCCTTAATGGTGGCAAACCATCTGGTGGTATTGCACCATGCAAGCGAGGTCCGATCACATTACCTGCCAGCGTGTGAATCCTCCACGCGCCACACTCCTCTACAACCTTAACAAAGGTCATCGTCCAGCCTCTTTCAGCTTGGCATCGTCTTCCTTGATCTGGCCAGCCAACTTAACCATATCATTGGACTGTCCAGCGTAGTGGATAATGTAAGCATCCTTGTACCGATCCAATCCAAAATGCCCCTCGACGCTGGTCATGCAGTTAAACGATGGATCAAGCTCGGTTAGGGGAATTTTCCACAGGTGCGCCATAACGTTGAGCCAGGTCTGCTCGGCAAAATGGTTTGGATGCAGGCCAATAGGTGGCATGGACAATATACCAACCCCCTTGGTATGAACTACAAAAACGCCAGTATTGACGTAAAATTGAGGCTCAATAATACCACCGAATGCACTAGCCAGCTTTACCATATCTGCCTTACGATCCAAGTAAGCTCCCTCGTCAAATGCACAGAACACGCCAGCGTCATCGGATAGCTTGGGGCAATCGGCTGCAATCAAAACATCAGCGTCAACGAATGTCACTTGGTCATAGCCCTTGGTTGCCATGATGTTGCCAATGGCAGACTTGGAATACTGCATCGGATGGGTCAGGGGTTTATCGATTAAAATGAAGTCGCAGCTGTGACGCTTGCAGTACTCCTCCATCCTCGGCTTGGTCAGATCCAGAATCTTCTTCCAGTCATCACCAAACGATTGCGTTACTAATGCCTGCTTCATTTCTTAATAGCGTATGCCAACGATTTTTTTATTACATATTCAATTACAGCTTCCCTATCTTTCTTGAGAAGCTTCATTCCAATCCTAAATAATTCAGAGCCTGTCTTGTCATCGTAGGTCACATCCACAAGAACCTGTTTGGGTGCTGGCCGCGCCTTGCCAAATGTTATTTTTCCTAGCTTCATTTCTTTTTAGCCTTTCTTTTCTTCCTTGGTTTGGCTTCCTTCCACACATCAAAGTTTTTGTCCAAGTCAACCGATATAAGCATTAGCTTTTGGTACAGCTTCCAACCCACACCAAGTGGCAGCAATGTAATGCTGACAAGATCGCCGATGTAATAAAATATCTTCGATAAGATTGTCATCTGCTGATTTCTACTGTTGCGTATTTAGGCAGTCGAGCTTTTTCGTAATCTTTTTCACATTTAAAAAATAAATCTAAAACAGGCAATTTGCTTGACCCACTAGCCTTTCTCTGAATCACTGCTGTGCCTGTATCCACTACCACCCACTCCTGCTGCGAGCCGACTATTTTAACCCTGCTCCATGCTGGGATGATCTTGTGGTCTGTTGCACAATGCCTTCCAGCCTTTAGGCGTACACCCTCGCTGCTCTGCATTCTGCTTGTGTAATAGTCTTCCCCTGGCCAGTATCCAGTAACGCGCACCTTGATTTTCTTTTTCGGTGGCTGCATGTCGACCATGACATTGGATGCCATAAACGTTGATAGAATAAAAATAGCCAATATGGCCAATGTTCTCATTTGCCAGCGTCAAAATCTTCTGTTGCTTGAATAGACAAAAGGTCATCAGCCTTTTCTAACAATTCCTTGCTTGGATTCTTTATGTCCTCAGTAGCAGTTGAGATTTCAATCTTTGACATAATCACATTGTTGACCACCTCGGCAAAGTAATGTTCTCTATAGCCAACTGGACCAATATCCTCGGTCATAACATCAATCTCTGCGTTGCCATACGCAGTGTACTTTTCTCCATTAAACTCAAAATCAACACTTACATCTTCCATAATCATAGTCTCGGAACCTCCTTTTTAATTTGTGCCAATACGAATAAGGATCTTACCAGAGCGCGCTCAAGGTGGTCAACACTTGTTTCTCCATTGTTGTCAGGACAAGGGGTGGACTTGTGGAGTTGCATCTGCGCCGTGGCTAGGTGACGAACAGCCCTGGCGATATGGTAATCGTGAGTGGGTCTATCCTTCTCCAGCCAATCGCCGTAGCCAGACTTCTCCGATCCCTTGCCCATCACGCGCCAGACAATCTCTTGTGCAGCGTTACCCATTTCTTGGATTGTTGGAGCGGTCATACTCCGCACATTCCTTCCTCGCATTTAGGATGGTTTGCCCCAAATAAATCAAGCTGATTCTTATCAAGACCATCATTAAATTCTATTTCACCCAATGGCTTGCACGATTTGTGCAAATATGGAATAGACTTGTACTTTGGATTTTCTTTTGCTTTTTGCATTTTCATCTCAAAATCTATTGCCTCCTTAAAAGCTTCTGGCTCTTGGTTCTTTAGTCTTAGCCATTCGGCATC